GACAAAATAAAGAAGTAGTCCATCTTTTGAAGGTCAAATACTCCGGGTTGCGGAATAATCCGTTTGGGATGAATTGACTCTATTTCCAATTCCCCGCGGTAAAGATGATGTTTGAAGTCAGGATTCCAGCCTACAAGCATGGCAGAGTAGCCCTGCACCGGGGTTATGCGCTCATTAATATCGTTGATCGCTGTCATGCCGAGTTCTGTTATGTCTGCGGTTAAGCTGTCCTCGATCATCATGGCTTGTACTTCATAGCCGGGGAGCTTGGTTCGGACTGAAGGTTGTGGGATTGTGGAGTCTACACCTGTTTCAATGAATTCTAGGACGAGGTTGACTACGTTGTTGGCTTGCTTTCTTTTGCCGCCTGTATTTTTTGAGTTTATATTACCATCGACGGTTTTTGTGCCAAGGTAGATGGCTTCTCGCTCGTCTCTGATTGCCTCGTCGATGCCGGTTCTAGCTTCTTCGAACTTGTCAATCCATTTTTTGAGTTTAGCTTGCTGCTCGGATTCTTCTTTCATGGAGAGTTTTTTATCTTTCAACTTTTTCACCACCTTTTTCCCGAAGTCCTTTATTACATCAATCAATTACATCACCTGCCTATCTTTTTGAGAATGTAGGCCCTCATTTCAGGGGTAGCTCTTTCTAAGTCCTCAACTAGATCATCCGGTAAATCCCGGAGATCATGAACTTCTGATTTACCCACAGACATTCTCTGTTGTGGTCTAATCTCGTTAGCTATGCAATCCGCAATCAGTAGGTCGTCATGCTTTCCACTTTGGGCATCCGGTCTATTGTCTTTGTCATAAACAAAAGTTAAGAACTCGCCAAGCATGGTAAGGTCAGTAAAGAGCTCAATATGGTTCTCTACTAAGTCAATTTCCTTGTCGATGACCAACGGCCTCGTGTTGCCATCTGTTTTAAATCCGAAACGCTTAGTTACTTCGTGAGAAATTTTGTCGTATGTCTCTCGCATGTACTGCCTTGGGTATCTCAGTCTTTCAAGTTCTTCAAGTGGTCCAGTGTTCAGGTTAGATTCAATCCCTATTAAGGCATCGTTGTAATACTTTCCAAGACAATACATCTGATGGGTGTAGGGCCTTGAATTACTAGACTTCATATGAATGGTGGCAGCCCTTTTTCCTGTTATGTTGTTCAGTAAACTACAGGCATAGTAATCTGCTCCCTGTCCAGCCGTGTCTCCGCCAGCTACATAAAAGAAGTCTTTCTGCACATCTTCATAAATAGTAATGAATCCCCTATCATCGTCAATCCATCGAATAGTGTCATTCTTTATTTGATCTTGAGCATCACCATCTACCCACTCAAAAGAAAAACGCCCAACTTTCGGTGGGTGTTCCTTGTATTCCTTCTTTAGTTGGTTAATACGAATCTTAATGAGTTCGTTCGCGAATACTGGCCGCCCTGTAGCAAGGAAACTTTCTTCAGCAAAGCTAGGATTTTCTTGCTTCATTAGGTCAGTATCATTATTACAGTCATTTCTTAGTTTCCAGCGATACCACGCAATCTGCTCTACTGTCAGACTATACAGCTCGGTTATATTTCGCTCATAACAATAACTGCATTTGCAATCCTTCTTGTGATTCTTGGATTCCTCTATGTTTTTCTCTATGCCCTTTCTCTCATCATCAGTAACGGGCATTTGATATAGGGGATAGTCATGCCAAGCGAAGAACATAGGAATGAAGTCGTTCTCTCCTGCTACAGCCATGTCCCATAAATCCATGAATGAGTTTGTTCCGTTGGCTGTTGACTCTATAAGGACTATTGTACCCGGTACATTTGGAACTGATTGGAGGATACCAGTAAGGGTTCTCAGCGGATCACCACCGTAGAAAGCGAACTCTGATAAATGAACGTAATGGTAAGTGTCTGACCGACCAATTCCATCACTTCCGGCTGTCTGCACCTTTATCATTGAGTTAAGACCTTGTTGCTTACCTTTATATCCAGCGGGGGTGTCGAATATTAACTCCCTTGCATTAGATGCTTTCTGTAATGGTTGAATGTGGGGTGGTAAATTCGCCGTCATGTACTTTGATTTACCGAAGATAGAAGACGTAGAATCATCCCGATGTGCTACCACAAGAGCGTTCCTATTCTTATTTTTTACCGTCTGACAAAGTATTTTTGCTTGGGTATACGTTGAACAGCCTTCCTGTCTAGCTTTTAATATAATAATTCGAGCAGGTTTGCCTTGTGATTCCAACTCTTTTATTTTGTCATCTATTTTCCTTTGAATTGGATTGAATAGGAATGGAACCTGTTGCCCATCCTTATTAACAATCTTAACATAATATTTGCAAAAATCTTCGTCATTACGCCTTGCTAATTCATCATGAATAAGTTGTAACGATGGCAAATCACTCTGCTTTATCTTAGTCCTCTCAGCTTTAACGGGAACATCCGCAATTTCCTTACTCGCCTTTTCCTTCTTCACTACCATACTATCACTCCAAAGATACTTGATACGTCACCCAGTGCCGAACCCATATTTCTTCCCGGCATTTGTGTCTGCTGTAATTCCATCGTTTGCAGTTAGCGCAGTTACAGCGAAGGTCGGGTGAATGTGGTTTGAATTCTGAACATGATCTATTTTCTTGCATATTTACCCCTCTATAGCAAACATAGTAATAATTGACCGAAGTGCAGAAGTTGATCTTTCCACAAATCATCAGTCAACGCTTTTGACTTATCTTCCCTTCGAGCTTTCCATCGGTCAATGATGAAATGTCCAACGAACAGCATAGCTACTTTCCACAAATCATAATTACCGGTTAGGAATAGCCCTGCTGTAATCGTTCCTGTCCAAATAACCGAATGAGCGAAAAGTAAATAATCGTATTTACCCTTGAAGTTTGCAAGGAACTCGCCTTGTAATGGAAAGTCAGCGATAAAGTGGAGCCAAAATAAAATCACAAACTGAAATACCACCTTAAATAATTCTCCTTTTCATGTTCATATTTAACGTTGCTTACTACGTTTAACAGAACGCCTATAAACTCATTGCCTGTCCTTAACGATGGACAAGGTTAAAACATGGTAGAATCAAGGGTTTTATTTAAAAAGAATGATAATAAGAGAAACGATTAAACTTTCATTCCCAATTCATCCATAGCCTTATCAACTAACTCCTTGGCGTTAGGACTCATGGCGGTAGAGCAAACTGCATACATCATACACTTTCTACACAACCCCCTACCCTCCCTGAACTCATACTCTGTTACTGAACAAGATTCCATATCTTCTAGCTTCATTTGCAATCTCCTTTAATTATTAACATTAAAAATGAGGTAAATTTACCTCAGAAGTGCGGTAATTCTACCTCAAAAAATAATGGCATCAAACCCTTGCAGCAGTAAGGATAGGAGTACTTTTTTCATTTCGGCTAACTCTTACTCTTATACCTATACGGCGTTCTTTATCTGTTTGTTAGTTAAAATCGAAGTTACCTTTTTACCAGCCTTAAATGCCATTAGATTATGATCAATCTTACAGCGTCTATGGAACTCAGAATCAAACAAGTTAAAAAGGTAGGCGGGCACTTCTCCCATCTGAAACAGAAAGGGGTTCATATAATAAATTTCCTTATCTCCACTCTTCCATAATCCAAAGGCATTCTTTTTCATAAGCAATTTAACTACCTTGCGAATATTGGAACGGTCAATACCTGTTTCGTCTGCCATTTGTTCTATACCCATATAATCTCCATTAGGTGCTACAACCGCATTCGTATTCAGTTGCAAAAACATCGACAGCCTATGCAATGTCTTTTCTTCAGCAGGGGTAAAAACATCTTTCTTATTCACGTATCTCCACACCTCCAACATTGTCTTTATAAATCGTTCAGACTTTTGGTAATGGATTTCTCCAGTCTCTATGTTTGCAAATTTATTTCTCATAAGGTTGTATCACCTCCTGATGTAAGGCATGCCAAAAAACCCTCATAAATATATAAGAGGTGGGTAGCTTTGTTTAAAGGTACTCAGATGCTTCAATGGTATGGGGGGTATAGATTTAATCCTGTATCCAATACGGACATTGTTGGCACTGCATATATGTTCCCTCAGGTGGACAGTAGTTATTGTTGTAGCACATATGAATCAGCTCCTAGCAGAATTAGTTATGAGGTGTTATGGAGATTATTCTTTATATAGAAATTGATTATGATTAGTTATAGAGATATATACACAGATCACCCCTTTACCCGGCTGTCAGTTCGTGCCCAGGGGGAGGGTCTAAATTCAGGATTTGGCACTACCTCAGCACTCCGGGATCACAACAGCCCGGTCACAGCAGAGCCAGACAGCAGAGAAAGAGTATAAGCCAAAGGAGCAGCACAACAGATGCCATCCAGCCAAAGCAACAGCTACACTCGGCATGGCATCTACCAATCATAACAGCCAGCTACCGCGAATGTGACACAAGGGTATTCTGGCACATTCACAATCAACCTATAGGCGGATCACAGCGGTTTGCTATTGATAATGCCCTCTAAATGAGAATAGAATGGATAAAATCCACCACTGACGGACATTTAACGTGGGGATTTACTCCGCACGTTGCCACTACTCCTTAGCCTCAATATCCACTACCTCACCCTGAATTTGCGCTCTCTCCATTATCTCAGCCATGAGCCTAAGATCCTCATCTGAGTATGCAGAGACAGCCTGGATGAGCAGAGGGCCGCCGTTGGGGCCGGTGTTTTCTACTGTTTGGACATCTTTCCAGCCGTAGTTCTTGAGGGCAAAGATGGCACCTTGAGGAGATTTGGCTTGGAAGAGCTGCTTTTCGGCGTAATTGTGGCATCTGAGCTTCGCACGAACGATAGTGTCACGATGCTCTTTTGTATATCCTTCACTAGTTCCATCTTGAATGTTCATTAAAACCTCTCTACTAGCATTTAACGCCAACGCCAACCCGGTAATAGTAAAAGGTTCTACTTGTATCTTCTTTCCTGTTTCAGCATCTATCTCGAAACAAGAGTCGAAAAAAGCATCTATCTTAGTTTGTAACTCTTCTACAGAAGGAAACTTTAGATTCTTTTCTCCACCCCTATTACCCAACGCATACTTATTACCCACTGCAGCCGCCATACTAATCACCATCCTATAACATAGTTGTTCGCTGACAAACGAGCCATATCTACTTGATATACTAATAACTAAATTACTACTAATCTACCAAATCCAATAAGCCCCAACGCCAAATACCCGCACCACTAAATCATGAATCAACCCAACGCTAAGAAATAAAGCAGATACCATACACATCTTCATATCAAATTTAACCCAACTCTTAACACTCATGTTTATCGCCACTCATTTCTCATCGTCAATAGGTATTCCGGTGATAATAAAGTCCGTTAAATCTATCGTAAAACCAATCGCATATATCAATTTACTCAACTCTAACCCAGTTTGATAAGGATCTCCAATACTTTGTATCCTTAATAGCTCTACATGTATTTTACATAGTACATCGTTAAATGATTCATCTCTTATAAACATATAACCAGCACACCTCCTTAATATCTCACCGCAAGCCCTACAATCAACCCTAAGCCCACTACTAAGTAATCCGATAGCAATCTACTCAATGACTTAATAGCACTTTTAAAACATTGCTTATATAGAGCAACGCAAAGACAAAATAAACTTAACAATATTTGATAAATGCCATTGCATAATTCAATGAGCTATGTTATTGTTATTCCATCGAACAAAAATAACGAGGAGGAAACAACAATGGCTAAAGCAACCACTAAGTCAGCCCAATCAGCACCGAAGCAAAATGTCTACGAAATGGTAACTGAACGCATCATTAAAAAATTAGAATCAGGTGTTATCCCTTGGCATAAACCTTGGAACTCATCCGGTGCAGTAGCTTGGGATACCCAAAGAGAATATCGCGGCATCAATGCAATGCTACTTGAACCCGGCGAATATGCTACCTTCAATAAAATCAAGGAATCAGGTGGCAAGGTAAAAAAAGGAGCTAAAGGCCAAATGGTAGTATTCTGGAAAATGTTCGAGAATGAATCAGATCCCGATAAGAAAATCCCCTTCCTGCGCTACTTCACGGTCTTTGAAATCAACACCCAGGTCGAAGGAATGAAGTCCAAGCGCAAAGAAGCAGTAGCCAACGAACATAACCCGATTGAATCAGCCGAGCAAATAAAAGAAGCCTACCGGAATTGCCCTCCGATAAGCTACGCGCCAGGTAAAGCCTTCTACCAACCCTCCAATGACTCAATAAGTGTACCAGATATTAATGACTACAACAACCCCGAAGAGTTCTATTCCACCATGTTCCACGAAATGGTACATAGCACAGGACATAAGTCGAGATTGAACCGGGCCGGGATAACTGGGATTGCAGCTTTCGGAAGCGAAACCTACTCTAAGGAAGAATTAGTCGCAGAGATTGGAGCAGCGATGCTTTGTACGGTCGCAGGAATTGACCAAGCAACCTTTGAAAACTCCGCATCTTATGTCTCATCATGGCTTAGAGTATTAAAGGGAGATCCCAAGCTCGTAGTATTCGCAGCAAGTCAAGCGCAGAAAGCAGCCGATCACATCCGGGGTATCAAGGCAGAATATTAATCCATAAGGCCAGCCGGGAGCCAATACCCGGCGAAAGGAGCAAGCGCGCATGATTAATGTAGGCGATAAGTTTATTGGCACTGTTAACGGTATGAAGTTTGAGGTTATAGAGTTTAGATCCGCTCGCAAAGATGTGGGATTGCAACCAGATTACATATTGCGTTATGGAACTAACGACAAGGTTATTAGCGCAACTCAAAACCTCTTAGATTGGTTATTAAAGTCTGGGGGATTAATTAATGACTAGTGGAGGAAAACGCCCCGGAGCAGGCCGCAAACCAGTTTCAGAAAAAGCCACTAACCGCACGATCCGCATGACAGACGCAGAATGGGAAACCATACGCCAACTAGCCATAGCATCAGGGCAAACAATATCAGACTACATCCGAACTAAGGCCACCAAATAAGGTGGTCTTTCCTTATCCCCTCACAACCCCCATGACTCCACCTAAGCCCCTTACTAATCCTTCTAACGCATTCCTTCCAAAAGGATTAACAACAGGCTCAGAATACTTCCCTTCTATAAAGCGATCATTCCTAAAAAGAATTTAACAAATATCTCATTTTACCCCTTTACATTCCGTTACGTATCGTATATACTAAGATCAATCAAACAAGTTGCTTGCGGATCACAAAGGGGATCGAGGCGTAAAGGAGTTTTTTGAAATGATTAAATCTAATGCGGTAGAACTTAAACAAAAAATCGAGAATCGCCATACCTTCGAACCTATTAATCTTAAGTGCAATGGCGGATTCGGCTATCATGCAGGAGTGCTAAACTTCGAAGACTCTGGAGATAACCAAAACGGCGTTTGGATGTTTTCTAATGGTCAGGCTGGCGGAAGCTTTGAAGCTAACGAAGAATTTGTTTTAATGGTAATCGGAAGCAATTACCAGAACATCAAGGATTATTTCAAATCTTAAGGGGGTATGTGACCAATGGCAGCTAAAGTAATTCTAAAATTCGATGTCCTACCCGAAGAAAAGGAAAAGCTCGAAACCATCTGCAAGTCCCTCGGAATAACCAAAATAGAGTTCCTTCGACAAGCGATGGCAGAAGCACTTAAAAAGCAATCCTAGAGGGTTCTTCCCTCGTCCATACTTCCTAAAAATATGGAGCGTGGACGAGCGAAGAAATGAAAGAAGGAATTAAAATGACAAATCTAACATTAGCCAAGCTGCTATCTTTAAATGATGATCAAAAGATTGAGGCATTTGAAAGGATAGCAAATTCCTACATGGGTTCAGGCGACTCAAGCGAACTGGATAACAGCATTACTAGCATCCTTGTTTCTTACACTAATAATTAAGCCTAAAGCCAAACCGGGCTATATCGGCGTAAGGAGGTCGCCCCATGCTAAACCAAAAATCCAACACCCAGCTAGCTCAACAACTAGCTAATCGTACCAACAAACCCGTCGCAATCTGGACTAACTCACGCGGTCAAGTCAATATCCAATTCGCAACCAATGATCCAATCGAGCCATTCGATACTCTGCACAGTGTAGTTGATCCAGAGGAGGATGAAGCACATGTTTAATGACCAAGAACACCTCAACTCATTCAAATCCCTCTGCCCCGGTAAGCTGATAAACGATGTCGAATGGTCTAGCACAATCTATATCCTCACGTCCGATTCAGAACTTCGCAGAAAAACAAAGAAGCATATCCACCCTAAAAAATTCGAAATAAATTGGGATGAAATTCTTAAAACAGACTTTGGAAGTGGTCACTACGCGATTATCTATTGGGCTTTTACCTTATGGGCCGGAAACTCATGGCGACTAGATAAAGAAGGAGAATACTGCGAACCTATCGATACTATGAGTAGAGCCTATTCTATGGACGAAACTCTTCGCCGAACCGCGATAACGGCCCTCGAATTACGATGGAGAATTAAAAGCTTTAAGGAGGATAACGTATGAAAAACTACAAACTCGTAATGGAAATCATATCTCTCGCTATCCTGGTTAACGAAAACACCGAGCTATGCACATTTGTTGACTTCTCCGGTCATGTCAATACGATTAGCGCCAGAGTTTTCCCATCAAAATCCGAGGAGCATACCAAAAATATACACAGGATTTACTCTAAAGACGCGCACTGTAACGACGAGCTATGGATGAACGAAGGGGAATCATTGACCCAACTCCAAGAAATAAAAGAAGTTTTAAAAGGCTATCTGTTCAACATTGAAGAGTCCTATAAGTAGGGCTCCTTTTTTTATCCCGGAGCAATCCAAACCCCTTTATTATGTCTCATCGCCTTATCGACCGCGTCAAACCTTTTCGAATCCTCAAGCCTTTCAAACCTAATGCAATTCTTAGGCGGCTTTTCCTTATCAGGACAACGCTTCTGCCTAGTGCATAATTTGCAATCCACGATAAGTTACACCCCCTGAAAATTAGAAAAGACGCGTCAAGGCTATAATTAAGCCATGCGCGTCTTTATTTTGTAAGTTATTCTGTCCCCTAGAGTGTAACATTACATAATCAAAATGTCTTACGTTCTAGGTATGCTAAATGCTAGACATTTGTATGTTTTGTCTATTTAATTTCTGCCTTTAGGCATTCTTCGCACCTTTTATATGCGTGTGCATCATGGTCATACTCGACTCTCTTTTTATACGTGCGGCATCTTTCGGAAGGAGTATTTAACATTTCGCAATAACCAATACTTGAAGACATACTGCAATGCGTTCCAGTCTAACTCCCATTAAGGATAGTTTGTATTATTATCATTTAATTTCCCCCATCGTCTTAGCCAATTCCCCTACGGCCTCATCTTTCAACCGATAATAACTATCCCGACTCCTTAACCCGTGGTTTTTCTTCAGGACAAATTGCACATAGGCTTCTTTATTATCGTTCAAGTATCTCTCTGTAATTATTAACCCCTTAGCCTCTGTCAGCATCCCAACCGCTAAATCAATCAACTCAACCTCATTTTGTAACTGCACAAGCTCCCTTTTCCGATCCCCTATCCTACTCGCCAAATCCCCTGTACTATCTGACGTACCGCTACCGTGTGGCATGTCACTACACACCTGCGTTGTCTTAACTCCCATCATGGATAGTTCCCTAAGCAAGTACGCTATCCTGTCCTGATTGGGCTTGTAGAGCGTTAGGCGAGCTATGGTGATGTAATGCCACGGGGGATGTCTGAGCTTTTTTTCTGTTTGTTGCAACCCTTAACCCTCCTTAGTAACTGTCATAGCCATCAAGAAAGGTTTATGGACCTCATGCCCAAAAAGTATCACATTAGCGGCATTAGATAACCTTTTGTTTCCCTCGTTAGGAACTAGGCAAGTTGTACAGAACATATCTTCCTGCCCCTCAGTTTTCTCTTTCAGGAAGAAACTCGCTAGTACCTGAATGCCATTAACCTTACAAATCTCAATTATCTTTGACATCAATGGGGCTATTTTTCCGTCATAGATTTCTTCTTTATCGTACATATTCCTATTCCCCCAAACTCTTAATATCGAACACGATACCCCTGCACCAAACTTCTCCAGCCTCCATCACATCAAATGTCGCATGAGGAATTTCCGTTTCGTATGTCCATGCAGGGCCGCCCTCATCGTGCCATATTATATTTATTAGCTTGCACTTTTCCTTTGCCAATTGATAGTATGAGCATTCGCATTCGCATTCTTCAAGGAACCTACCATCATTATCTAGATAAATAGTTCCACCGTCGAAACAACCAACCTCTTTGCGGATAGCTCCCTGCAATTCTGCGTTATCGTCAGAGTATCCATATACCACGACAAATCCCAATTCCCTCGCTTGTTCCTTATCCTCGGAAGTCATCTCATTGCCCATTTCCCGACCATCCAGCATCTTCGCAAATTCCTGTATTGTCATTATTTTATCCCCTCTCTAAAAACTCATAGTATTCCTTCTCGCTAATTTCCCCGCTATGCCATTTACCGCGCATAATTCGACGTTGATTGCTATTCTCAATTTTCGCCTTATGCTTCATTTCTTCTTTGGCAATATCAGCGTTAATCTTTTCTTTCCACTTGCCCCATAGATGAGTATCAAATGGCCTCCACTCTACGCACGGTAATGAAAAGCTTAATTTATCTTGTGCCTTATCATCTCGGTTTAAGGGTGGCTTAAATTCGTTTATAAAGTAAATTTCATAAACATT